TTGATTGACCTTGTGTTACGGTCGAAGATCCCTAATACCGAGACAAGAGCAGGAGCTAATTACTGGCTAGTACAAAAAGGTTATTTACAAGAAACAGAACAGCAGGTGAAAGATAGACTGCGTAATGACGGGCTGACAAAGTTCTTGGCCTGGACTAATAGTTTGTTAGAAACATCAGATGACGCTGCTGGGCTTCGTGCTTATCTGGCAGGCAGACGAATAGATATTCGTACTATCCCTAATTCACCTATTGGGTATTATCCCAAGGTCGAAGAAGTTGAAGCATGGCTCGCTGAAAATGAACTGCTCGAATTGCTGGGCAGTGAACTTATTCCTACTCACAGATGTGAGGGGATAGTTGTAGGCAGTATACTTTTTTTTTACCGAACTTCCTATGAAGAATACAGCCGCATTAAAGTCCGCAATGTTTTAAAAGAACGTGACGGTAATAAAATGACAATGTATCTGGGTAAAAAATTACGCAGAGGTGAACGCATTGGTTATTTTAGCTGGACTAAAGAGGGCTGTTATGATAGAGATGACGCTATACTGGTAGAAGGTGAATTCGATGTCGGTGCACTGTTCAGTATGTGTGCCCGAGAGTCGGATGAAGATATCGTAGAACCTATCTACTGCTTCAGTGGTGGTACAAATTTATCCAGTGGGGTCAGTGCACTGTTAGATATGGGTAAAACTCATATTTATTTATTCCCGGATAATGATGATGTTGGTATCGACTACTCTTATACAGTAGCAGAACAGCATACCCAAACGTATGTAATAATGCCGGTAGACTATCAACAGGGTGATGACCCGGCTACGTGGGCCGCGTCTCACAATGTTACTCAATTTAATGAGGCTTATACTTCTCGTAGACCTGCGTTTGCATGGATTGGTCAAAAGCTGGCAAATATGGCCCAGGAAGCCACAATGGAAGATCAGGCTGCTATTAAGGTAAAGCTTATTGAGTATGCTAAAAAACTCCCAGCTACTGATAGAGAAATGTTCCTTAAAAATTATGGAACTGTAGCAGGTGTATCTTTTGAAGCATTGATGGAAGAAGTTGATGACCGGTCACAGATAAAATATCGTAAGGTTTTAAATCCTGCCCATTTTGGTATATTGATGAACGTTATCAATAAAAATACATCAGAATGGGAACCAATTTCTAATGTTATTTTAGAAACTGAACGGGATCTTATCCTGGATGCGGGTGATGATAATGTAGAACGTAAAATTGTACTCCGAGTATCCATGGCTTATAAGAGTACTAAAATAGAACTTACTCCTGAAGAATATGCTGATGATAAACGTTTATACTCTGCAATTATTACTGCCCTGGGTTCCAGTGTCTGGATAAAACCCCGTACAGTATCGTATTTACGGGAGGCGTGCAATTTGTTGACACCAATAAAAGAAACAGGTGGGGAAGAGAATATCTATACCCATACTGGTTGGCGAGAAGATAAATTTTTAGCACCTAATGGATATGTAGATGCTGATGGTTTCCACCCATTAGATGATATAAAAGTGGAATTACCAGCAAACCCAGGCTACATGAAAAATTATCGTTTAGATGAACCTCCTGCAGATTTAACACTGATTAGGGATGTAATCAGGAACGATATGTTAAAAGTTTTTTCCTATGACATAACACTGCCTTATCTGGCTCATGTATTCTGGTCCCCACTTGCACACTTTATCCCGATGGCTAAACCTGTATGCCTGTGGGTTGTTGGTCTGACCGGTTCTTATAAAACATCATATACAGGGTTAATGGCAAGTTTCTTTGGAGATTTCAAAACAGGTGATTTTGAGACCTGGCGATCTACGACAAATTCCATTGAGAAGAACGGTTATTACCTTAAAGATATGTTATATGTAGTCGATGACTATAAGGGCATAGACGTAAATCCTAAAGCTCTGACAGGGTGTATCCAGAGCTATGGCGACAGGCATGGTCGGGGTCGTATGAATACTGACCTGTCTGCTCGTAAAACATGGTTTATCCGTGGTAATATGGTTTCTACAGCAGAGGATATTCCTACTGGCGAAGCGTCTGTTATCTCTCGTATTTTATTACTTAAAATACCAGGCAGAGGTAATTCTGACCATTTGACAAAAGCGCAAGCTCATGCTAAATTATTACCAGGGGTGATGGCTAAGTTCATCCAGTTCCTGTGTAATAAAAAAATACGGGAACATGATTATGAAAAACTGCTGGCCGAACGTAGAAATAAATTTAAAGCAGTACATGGCCGTGTATGCGAATCGTTGGCAGCGAATTCCATTGCCTGGGATTTGGTTGCAGAGTTCTTAGAACTAGAAGATTTGACCGAAGACTATTACCGCGGTGTATCAAATATCTTGGCTACCATGAATTTAACCACTAAGCAGGAACAGGCAGGCTATGTATTCCAGGAGACCCTGGCAGACTTGATTGACTCTGGTAACTTCCATTTAGAGGGATTAGGCTGTAATGGTACAGAACACCTGGAAACTTCCCAGCGGTTGGGCTGGATAAATTCTCAGCACGTATATATCCTTGGAAGTAAGGCGCTTGCGGAAGTAAATAAATTGCGGATGCAGCTTACTGGTAGCCCCATTAAATACACTGCCAATACTATTTATGAACAGTTAGTTGCTGCAGGTACAGTAATACCAGATGCGAATGGTAAACCAACCAAAGTAATTAAAGTTAATAATCGGTCCAGTGCACGTGTATTAGAATTTAGGAGAGGAGTAGTTGAAAAATTAGGCGATGAAGCATTTAACGATAACTCCAAACTTACATCAGGAGTCCTTCGGGACGCGCCGGAGTGTAACGGGCTCGAACTCTCGTAAGCCTTATGGCTGTGACCGCTGCACTTTAAAGCATGCCAATTCTCCTGATTTCACACCTGAAATAATGGAACTAAAAGGTAAACGCCGAACCTCTGATACAGAACGGATAATAATGGTTTTAGTAGGTGCTCCGGAAAGCCCGGAGTGCTTGCTAAACAGAGATGTACGGACGCTTATCACAAAATGGATGAAGAACCATATCACAGCAAATAAAGTGTATATGACTTCGGTAGTAAAATGCTGCAGAGAAGGCAATCCTACAAAAGTAATGGTAAAATGCTGTGAAGATAGGTTACGGCAAGAGCTGACTGATATTCAGCCGGATGTCATTGTTTGCCTTGGTAAAGCAGCAGCTACCCCGTTTAATATTACAGGTAAAGCTAAAGAACTGTACAACAGAGTTTTTACCATTAAACCTATCGCAATACCACGTAAAGCAGGCGAAGATCCTAACGAACCCTTAAAACATACCCGTGAATCTAAACTGATTATTACTCACTCGCCTTCTGATATCGCAGATGATATCAAGGTATGGAGTTCTGTAGAATCAGCGTTTAGACAAGCAGAAAGATTCTCCAAGGATAGTGAAATAAAACTACCTGAGAATTATTATTTATGTGAATCCCCAGCAGAGTTTGAAGAATGGGCCGAAAGGCACATGACAAACCCTACTTTAAAAAAGATTATCCATGCATTCGATATCGAGACCAATGGTCGCGAACTGCATCCTAAAACTGAATTTGATGCACAGTTCCCACCGAAATTACGTTGTCTAAGCTTCTCCTGGGCAAAGGGAATGGCACTGTGTGTACCTTTTGAGGATGATCCTGAAGGGTACTACCCTATACTTAAAAAGTTAATGGAGTCAGATATTAACTGGTGTGGACATAACGTTGCATTTGATATTTTCTTTTTGAAGATAGTAAATGATATCCATGTAAAACGCCTTGTTGGGGATACAATGCTAATGGCTAGTATGCTTAATCCAGGAAAAGGAAAGTTCGGTTATGGTCTCAAACCCTTATCAGCAGAGTTTACTGATTTAGGTGGATACGAAACTGATATGAAAGGCACAGAGGACCAGCTTGATGATAAAGGCAGAAAGCTAAAAACCAAATGGGAAATAGCTGATATGGCTACGATTGCTCCGTATAACTGTGCAGACTCAGATGCTACCCTACAAATATTCCATATCTTCTTTAATACACTAAAAGAGCGGAATATGCTTGTAGGACACTGGGTAATGACGAATGCACTGTTCCCCCTGGCAAAAATGGAACATCATGGTTTTCTGGTCAATACAGAATGGGTAGATGATGCACGTAAAAAATTGGAAGAACTAGTAGTTTTTTTTGATAAGGAACTGACCAGACTTTGTGGGAATAGACATTTTGACTGGAATTCCCCTGTTGAACTAGCTCATGTTTTATATACGGTGCTTGGATATAAACCTCCGTCCTTAAATGCATTCCAAAAATTCAGTGCGTCTAAAGACGAAGATAATGCTGATACCGAACATCCAACAAATGATGACGCATTGTCTATCTTAAATACTGAGTTTACTCAGACAATGCGTAAATACAGAAAAACTGAAAAACTTCTGTCTACTTACTTTAACGGCTATTTAAAAAATATAGGACTAGATAAGCGGCTTCGAGCAGATTTTGTACTGGTAGGTACAGTAACTGGCAGGTTATCCTCGTCAGGTGATGCCAACTTGCAAAATATACCATCTGCAATGAGTAAGACAGCCCCGGGATACCAGGAACTGCATGAGTTTAAGGTGAAAAAAGCTTTTGTAGCACGCCCTGGCTGGTGTATTGTAAACGCGGACCAATCACAACTAGAACTGCGTATTGCAGGTGCCTGCTCAGGTGAGGAACGGTTTATTAAGTCCTATAAGAATAAAATAGATATGCACAGTCGTAATGCGAATGTTTCATTTTCACTTGACATTTCAGTTAAAGTATGGGAAAATGAAGCTAAGGAACTTGGGCTTGTGCCTGGATCTGAAGAATTCCAAGTCTACGTAGAACGTAAACTATGTCAGTACATCAAACATAATTTCCCTGACGAACGCCAGGCTGCTAAGAGTGTATCTTTCGGTATCCTGTACGGCATGAGTCAATGGGGGTTAGCTAAGGACCTTAATGATAAAGGTCGAGATGCTGGCAGTAGACGTATATGGACTCCTGAAGAATGTAAGGGGCTTATCTCCAGATTTAAAGAGGGCTATCCTACATTAATTGCCTGGCAAACGGATTTAATTCGGTTTGCTAGAAAGCACGGATACACATATACTTGCTTCGGTAGACGCAGGTATTTACCGGGTATTAAATCTGATAAATGGAAACTCAAAAGTGATGCGGAACGACAAGCTATAAATACCCCTGTACAATCGGCCGGATCGGATTTCATGATGGCAGGCGTTGTAAACATGGACCAGAATTTAGACCATGATAAATTTAGATTCTGTGCTACAGTACATGACTCTGTTGTGTGTGAAGTTCGAGAAGGGTACCTAGACGAGTTCGTACAGATAGCAAAGGGGTGCTTGGAAGAGCCGCGTATCAATGGGAGAGTAATCCCATTATGTGAGGTAATGCCATTTGTTGCAGAATTTGAAGCTGGTGATACCTATGGAACTCTTAACGAATACAAAATATGAAAGAAGGTAACATTAATGGTAAATACTAATATCGAAGACGCTGAAATCGTTTCCGAAACTACAAACGAAGAAACAACTGCAGCACCTGAAAAGAAAGAACCGTATACCCTGATTGTAACACTGAAATGCCCTGGACGTAATTTGACTGATAATTTTATCGGAATGGAATTTGAAATGCCTGAAGATAAAGTTACACCTGAATTATGTGAACGTATGATCCTTAACTATAAAGCAGTAACTCTTGCAGATAAACGTACTACGTTAGTCACTGCACGTTTACGTAATAACTTTATTATTACAGAAACCTCTACCTGCCTGCGCCCAGAGGACTATGATCCGGAGATGGGTACTCAAATCTGTATCCAAAAAATCAGAGATAAAATCTGGGGCTTTATGAGCTTTATGCTTGCCAGTGCAACTGTAACAAATACTAGATTAACAAAAGAATTGGTAGCATCGGGTGAATTAACGGCTGAAGACCTGCAAAAAGCTGAAGCTGAAGTACGTGCTGAATTAGCTGCAAAAGAAAACGCCGAAGAAACCCCAACATGTAACGGTGAATGTGCTGGATGTACCTGCCAACATGAAGAAGTAGTGGAAGATATTAAAGTCTCCGAACCTGAGAAACCAGAAATGGATAAGTAATTCGGTATAAGTAATATAGAGGAATAGATTGCAAAGTCTATCCTCTATATTTTTTTAGGAGGTGGTTTTTATTGAGTACTTTATTTGTAACCCAATCTGTAACCTATCTGTAATACTAATTTTTAAGGGGTGGAACTCAAAATGTATATTAGAGATGCAGTAAATTATCTGCAACGGAAAAACGTATTTATTGTAAGAAAATTGAAAGAATATGGTCACTCAGGAGACCAGCTACATGTAATTAATATCCATGCAACTATTTTGGTAACCATGATTTACCAAGCAAGAGAAAGTGGTATTATTTGGCAAAAGTCATTTGCTGAAATTGTCAATTTGTTAAATGCTCCAGGGAACAACAGGTATCGTAATTTCTTGAGTTATCTGGTAGATTTAAAATTATTAGAAGTTATTAAATCGGGTACAGCAAATGTATACCAACCTGTAATGGGAGACAAAGAAGAATCTGAGCCATTGTATATCCATAGTGATACAGGCAGCGAAATTGATATTTCTAATTTAAGTATGATGCAATCTCCTTGTTTCCCTATTACACTAGAAAATCATGCTAATAGTGAAGCTTATCAGCGTACATTAGATGATTGGGGCTTTACCTTAATTTCTTTTGATACAAATGATTTTATTGCAAATAAAACATTAAATATTATTAACTTCTTTGCATTGTCAAGAGATAATCATTTACTAAAGGGAACCTGGCTTGTTATTAACAAAGTACGGAAAATACCGTATGAATGGTTACGCAATTTCTGGCGGGATACAACTCCGGTTAATATTAACAACCATAAATTAAGCTATGCTACAAATAGAACTCTGCCAGATTTTAGACAACTTAGTGAAGCATTTTATGATCCGGCTACCCCTGATAGAGAACGCGGATTTGAATATGCTCAATTACTCAAAGACCTCTTTGCTAAAGAAGGAAAAGAATATGTAGATTTTCGGAAGAGATATCCACAGAATTTCATGGATGAAGATGAAACTGAAACTGTGTCAAAACTTCAATCAATTACGGTTCCGAGTCTTCCTGAAGAAATAGCTAAGCCACCTGCGGGAACAATTCAGCTTGTCGAAACTCCAACTAAACATCTAACATTTAAAACTCCAGTATTACAAGAAGTATACGAATTACTAATTTCGGATTTAAATGAGGATTTAAAATTAAAATTAATTAAAGCTTTGGTATAACAAAAAGAGGGCGTGGATATTTCCACGTCCTCACTCTTTTTATCTTTATTTTTTTTACTTAACTAACTGTAGTTTTATGGTTCGTTGCACTCACTGTAGCCCCACAGCTTACCCCTGCGCCAGACCCAGCAACTTTTTTTCCGCCTACAGTAGTTTTACCTGATGCAGCAGGGCTTACAATTGTTTTACCTGAATGTCCGGGTAATGGATCAGGAGATACAGAGGAGCCTACATGTGCAACAGGTATTCCGTTAACTGTAGTTCGAGAAGAGCCCGAAGTAACTGCCCCGCCATGGGAATCCGGATCCCCTATAACTAATACTGCAGCCATAGTATTTCTCCTCTCTTACGGTAATTTAACACTATCTACACTCATACAGTTGAACTCACTGGCTGTAAAAGAAATTGTAGATGCAACTAATTTTACATTACGAGCTGCGTCCACATGCAAGAAATCATTACCATTTATTTTAAGATTGATAATACCTGCACGTTGACCAATTTGTAAGTCTACTACTGATGTACCAGCACGTTCACCAACTGTTCGCCTAAACCGAATAGTTGTATTTGTATTATTAGCACCGTCAACTTCGGCTTCAACATCCATTCCTCCGGCCTTTAGACGGAAGATACTACACACATTTTCCCATACACAGTTTAGTAGATTCCAAACGGAAGATAATTTACCTGGTGACATGATAATTTTTTTCATCATATCAGTTAATGATTCTTCTGATCCCATAGAATTAGTAGCTGAAGAATTACCAGGTAAGGTAGCCTTATTAGCCATATCTGACGGACATCTATTTGCGGTTGCCCCTAGTGGACTCTTGAGATCCGTATTAGCATCACTATTGATATTAAGCGGAGGAAACAATGAGATAATAGAAACCTCACCATTGTATTCGGTGTACCAGCAGGGAGAACCTATACTTGGCGGTGTGATCGCGTAGGCTCCGTTTACAGGGTCGCAACGATTCATCGGGCATGATACGTTGGAAAGGTTCCCAGACCCGTCATAGGGGGAGATTGTGGCTGTCATAGTATTAGGATCGTATCCAGTTACTACTGCCGGACGAAGATTACCATTTAAAGACCGTGCCATATACTGTTCAACTCACTTTCTATCCTAGGATACTATAACTAAATCTTTATCTATCGTATTACCGCCAACAGTTATAGTTTCTTTACCTGTTGGGGAATTTTGAGCAGCATCTTGGGTACGAGTATTCTCTGTAGTACCAGAAGACTCTATATTAGATGAGATCTCACCAACACCAATACACCGACCATATACGATATTTAAGTTATCTAATATTTGGAAATTACCTGCACTCACGCCTACATTAAAAGACGAGATTGCACATCTTTCAAAGTATAAAGTGCTAATTGTTTTATTTCTACTGGGATTTAAAAACATCGCCATTAAGCCAAACAGTGGTTTGTATAATGTAGATTGTGTGCTAAAATTCCAATTTGGAGAGATATGTAATCTATTGGAAAGACTTGAATAATCACCACATAATCTACTTATAGTCATTGATCCTGCAAGTGATTTGCCTGGGATTACAATAGTTTCTTCACATCTAAGTTCTTTAAATGTGGAAACATTGACCCCAGATGAAAAGCTGAATTGCTGGCATAATCCTATAGGGACTAGTTCAGCACCTATGTCTATATTAGCATAAATGGGATCCCCTGCGAACAGCAGCATAGAATCTGCTGTCGCAAAAGAATCCGGAGTAGTTTCCATTTCTACCCATCTAAACGAACCTGTTTCAACACCATTGCTAGATACCTGGGTATGGCTTGCATTACCTGCTACACCGTCACCTGTAAGTCCTAATACCTGCAAAATAGTATTTACTGACTGTCCAGCTTTAAATATACGATTTAAAGAACTAGGCAACTGTGGTAGATTTACAAGTCCCAAGGTACTGGAACTGATGCCGCTGCGTAACTGGTTGTAGCTTTTTTTTAATGAGCTAGCATCAGATACTACCTTTGATGCACCAGTTAAAAATGTATTAACTTGGGAAGTAAATGACATTACAGGCCTCCATACTTTTTAAATTATAAACCGATCAAAGTGTCGTCACTCAAGGTAAACGGACCAATACCCTTTAACGGACGCTGGCGTTCAAAGTTTAAACTCATGCTGTCAATTACCTGGAACTGACCAGCACTTAATCCATTCTGATTACCTAAGAGAACACATTGTTCTAAGAAATTAATAGATGTTACACGCTGACGGGGATCTCGTTTAATTTCAATCAACCCAAAGGGAATCTTGAATAACAGAGAATTCATACCACCAGCAGAGATAACCCGATCAACATAATCATCCAAATCTGCATCAAAAACATCCATAGATTGAGCGTTAAGGCCCTGGATCCATTGTTTATCAGTACCAGCAATACGATCTGTGATATCAGATAAACTATCGGTAGATTTAATCCAAATAAGGGTCGGGCGATATAATGCTGCTACAAGAGAGTTACCATGTACAGCAAGACGACTGATCATACCGCTGCCCATTGCAGTACCAGATGCACCGATTTTACGACTGGAACCAACCTCGCCAATAAACTGACCTGCAAGGCCTTCATTGTATGAGAACTGTTGGGCAATGCCCACCGGGTATAACGGGATGTCAGTAAAGGAATCCCCTACAGGAAGGAACGGAACAGTAGAGAGTAAAAGAGAGCTATCCGCTGTGACAAAATCGGTAGCGTCTGTATTCATCTCTACAAACTGTTTTCTATAATCGCTCCCATCTAACTGTTCAGGAGATAAAATGTTATTTGAAATTTGTGCCATTATTATTACTCCTTATTAGTACGAATCAATATGAGAGCCGAGAACGTCATCGTTTTCCCAGATAGGAACGATTTGCTCATAAATAAAACTAAAATTATCTACAACCAAGAAACTGCCTGCCTGGTATGCCCTGGAAATACCTTGACACAAACATTGCTCAAACATGTGACAAGAGAAAGAACGACCAGCAGGGTCACCTTCAAGAACGATGATGCCCTGGGGTGTACGTAATTTATCCAAGTTCAAACCGACAGCAGCGCCCCATTCTTTTTCTGTCCAATAGTTACGGTCAATACCAAAGGTCTTACCATACTTAGACAAAATATGTATTGGACTGTTACCATGTACTAACATCTTTGAAATACTGATGTTACCACCGCCAGAAGAGCCTACCATTGCACGTTTACGTCGAGAACCAATCTCTGCTTGTAACGCACTGGGTAAACTTTCTTGATAGCCAAAACTCTGCGTAAGACCAATAGGAGTAACTTTAGTTACCTGGTCATGAAGCCAAGAGTCTGCAACACAGATAAGTGTATTATCTGGTGTAATAAAATCTGTTGCAAGGCGTAACTGTTCAACCCAATTATAATGAGGTGCACCGTCATTGCTCAGGATTTCGTTAAGGGTCTGTTCCTTAACAACGCCACCCATAGATTTTAATGGGTTAATATTATAATCCGACAAGATTTTCACCTACCTATTAGTTATTCTTCAGGTTAATCATTTTATGAAGTTTACCAAACTCAGCTTCATTAGGTTTATTATTTTTTAACATAATTTCTCTGGCTTTAGCAAGCGCAGAACTTTGGCCTTTAGTTCCCTGCATTTTAGCTGCTTCCTGTAAACTAGGAAGAGCTTTTTTTAACCCCCGGGCAGTTGTCATAGGAAGATAGGCCGCTTCTTTCTTCTTGAAATGTTTGTATGCTAGTACCGCAGCGGGAGCTGCCGCAGCAAATCCGATTGCTACATTGCGTTGATGTTTAGCAGCATTAAAAGCTTTTTGTGCAGATTTCATATCTCTGGCATGAAGTACTTCGTCCACTCTATTTTTAAGAAAATGACCTTCAGCTTTAAGTCCTTCAAGTGCTGATTTAGCTGCTGTATATTTTCGTGCAGCAGTATTTGCAGCTAATGCACTGGACAAAATACCGACAGTAGCGGCAGAACGTTCAGTTTCATTTAAATCTGCAGCAGTTTTATTCCGATCGTCACTGGATAAAGCTTTATAGCCGCCATATGCTGCCATAGTACCAACGGTACCTTTACCTATATTAGAAGCAGTGTTTCTAACTGCGTTGCCACTGATCTGATGTTTGCCTACTGTAAGACCGTGTTGACCTACATCTTTGACAGTTTGTTTAGCCATACCACCTACTGCTTTAAAAATGCGACCTACATTTCCTACAATACTGGCTTCTTTTAATTTATTTAAAGTTTCAGACACGGTAGTTCCTCCTCTATTTTTACGATTCCGCCTATTTTCTACTCGAGAATAAAGATCGGCAGCTTGATTGTAAGTATCAAAAATTTCATCGCCAGGAGTATGCGGACTATTACTATCTGTAAAGTCATGTAAATGCTTGTTTGCACGCCGAAGCATACGATGATATCGGGCGGCAGTTTTTACTGCAGTTACATTTTTAACATCACTATTAACCTGGTTTTTATTTATTGTTGTAGATACCGCAGGAGTATTACTTTTAGAAGTCAACGGCTTAGGCATTTTGGGAGTTGTACTAAGGGTTGGAACTCCTTTAGGACGTGCAATGCCTGACGCTGCTCTAAATGTATCTACAGTACCAGCTAGTTTTTCATAAAACATAAGTGTACTCCTGTCTATATCACGAACCAATTAAAGATTCGAGAATTTCTAAATTAGTATCAAACAACCCCAGGGGCATAAGGCCCCCAGGTTGCTTAATGTATTACGTTTAAACTTGCAGGTATACATCCACGCCATTGACCGGATACGGGATCTCAATCTTAATAGTCGGAATGATTTTATCTGCTTTCTTTTCAATAGAAGTCAGGGTAGCAGCAGTTAGGATAGGACCAATATACTGATAAGAAGTGCTCATCATTTGGTCACTGCAGCTATTAATAACCGTTGTACAATATTTCAAAGAAATTGTATTAACATTATATTTACCCAGAACATCTTTCAAGTTATCTTTGTAGAATTTAGATGCATAGTCAACAACGGCTACACAACTATCTTCTGCAGTTTCTAACTGAGTAGTATCAGTTGTAGTCTGATAGAGGACATATGGTAATTCCTCAGGTTCATCCTGACAAACCCAGAATACACCATTGCCAGCCATTTCAGCTAATTGATCGTCAGTAAACATTTTATTTGCTTTGAACACACGTTTGATGCCACTGAGACCCATTGTAGAAAAACCTTGATGAGGTGGGAACCCAGCACGCATAGCACCCAAAGTTACACACAGGTAATAACCAGGCATCATTTCATCTACAGAGTTAATATTAAGCATAATGCTGTCAGGCATTACATAACGTAAACGTTTGTTAGAGAAAGATTCGGCTACACCGGAAATTGCGTCAGCAACACCCTGTGTATCCAGTACACGAACTACTTCGTAACGAACGTTAGTATTAGTAGCTACAGTTACTTTTTCTTCAGTTTCTACGTAACCTTCTGAAGTTCTATTCCATTTCAAGGTAGAAAATTCAGCTACACTATCATTAAGAACTTCCAGTAATTGTAAGGAATACTGATAAACATTCTGATCACTGTAAACATCCATGAAATCAGTTACACGTGCACGGTTAGTAATAAACATTCCATTAGCGGTATCTTTAAGATAACAATGATCATCATCGCCACCCTTTGCAAGTACACCATCATTTAATTCGATCATTACTTTCGTGGTGGGCATTGGCATATTCGCATACATAACACGCCATCTGCTCTTTTCCGGCTCACTCATTGTTTTACAGTGACTAGCATAGGAACTAATTACATCTTTGTCATCTGTAAGAGGAATAATTACATACACCTTTTCTGTGGTAGACAAGATATCCAATGCTTTTAAATATCCGTTTTTGTCGTCTGTATCAATTGGCAAGACTTTATAAGTCATATCACTTACTGCGGATGCAACAAGGCTGGCAGCTACAGACAGCGGGTTCTGCACATTGATTTTACCAAGCTGAGCTTCTGCTACAGACTGGCTGGTAATGGTCAAGAAATCATTAGCAATATCTTTACGCAGAGCACGGTAAGCAACTGCTACATCGGCAGTTACTACAACACCTGCAGTATCCAGTACAGAGGTGGAAATAGATGCACCAGTTTTAATAGTGAATTTATCACTTTTTGCAGTAACATACTGGCTTTCAAGCATTGTATCTTCTGGAGATACACGTTTTACTACTGCAGTAATAGTTGCACTTTCTTCGGGTTCAGGTAAGTTTTTCTTCAAAGTCAAAGTATTACCGTCAGAGCTTACTTCTTGTACTACTGCACTATAAGTCAATTCCCCGCTGGTTTCTTTATAGGTAATATCAATATAGTCCCCGGCTTTAATTACCGATTCAGAAAATGGATTTGTAGTAGCAGTAAGTGTAGTAATCGGACCACTATTATTTACAGTTACTGCACTGTATAATGTGGATGCTAATTGCGGCCATACTTTAACATAGATATTAGATAAGTTTACAACTACAGAATCTGTATCAATTACAGACCCTAATGCTTGATTTACATATGTACTAGTATAATCTGTATCAGACAATGTATAACTGCTGCAGGCTACATTAGTTTCTACCTGATAACACGGACCAACTATACACAGCTCGAAGAATGGAGTGGTAAGTTGCGGATTTACAGTTAACAATTCCTGATATACACGCACGCTTGGAGTACGAAAAGCCATTGAGTACACCTTCCTTATATAAAAATATTAAAAAGTATTTTATCTTTCTTAGGTATATTATACCTGTTTAGTGTTTGGCATCGGTTGCCCAGGTTGGTATCCTTCAATAGTATCTTCTCGTGCACGGAATCGCAATGTTACTACATTGTCATCAATACCATCTGCGTTGGGATCATCAGAGATACCACCTTTGCCTCCCCAGTTACCATTTTCGCCACCGGTGTTAGTGCCACCGACTTCACCGATATTTATATCATTACCGTGTTCATCTTTATCACCTGGTTTGGGAGGTATTCTATCTGGGTTAACAGGTTTCATTATAGTCTCAACAGACCTTAACAAAATACCTGCATCCACAGGATTCCAGTGCCTACATAAGATAAAGGTATACGGAACAGTTACACTAGCCATATACTTGCCGGACCAACCAACCTGAGTCATCTGTTGAGCTGGAGATTGCTGAGGATTACCAAGGTTCTGAAGCTGAAGAATATTACCAACATCAGATTTTAGCATCGCCATAAACATTGCAACTTCAAATGCCAGTTCGTCACTATCATCTTTACTAAATGAAATAACACTTATCTCTGTATAACTGTTAATAGTGAAGTCCATTTTATAATCCCAGATAGCTTTCTGTGTAACTTTTCGACCTTCAATGATTGCCTGACGTTCTCTTGCAGAATATACACCACTGCCAAATCCAGATGCGTCTATTGTACATGGACCATTGCGAATTACGATATTAGGAACTGAATCCTGAACACGAGGATCTTCAGTGAAATCCGTTGCAATACTCAGCTTGGAGATCGAGTCGTCCGGATGCCATGGGTGTTCTGGGTGATTTGTGAAAAAATGCTGTAATGCAAGTAAAAAAAATGTATTTGCAATACGAGGAGTTAGTTTAGAAAAGGATTTCCCCATGACGTATATCTTCCTTCCTTGTATTAATTGGAATTCGTTGTAATAAATCAAAAAGATGAGAATCGTCATCTTGATGCTGTAATACTAATTCCTGCTTAGTTACTACTCGTTTATGTGTAGTAAGTGCAGATTGTGAAACATGCCATATATTACGGGTTGCACTATCCACAATAGCGTCACCTACGTTGATCCTGGGATATCCCGCTGTCCAGCCCTGTAATTGACCTGTAATAGCAGTGCCATCAAAAGGCTGAATAACAGCTACGTTCTCAGGAGATAGAGACATATAAATACCTATTGGATTAAAATAACCCCCAATAAACCCAGTGCTCAGACAGGTAGGACATGATGACCGAGTTCTTTGACCTCGAATCGAATCCCAACAGGTAGGGCATCTTTCCGAAGTCCGTTTCCTAATACACAAGTACATCAAGTTACCCGCATGACCTTCCTTTAACTGAATAAGATGCCGCCTAATAATTTCAGCGGCATAAAAGTTAGGCAGCTTTTCACTGGAGAATACTAGTGAGACTTTATCTATTTCTGGGAAATAAAATCTATAGTACACTACAGGAGTACGATAGAATGTTGTAATGGTATGGTTGTCTGTATAGAATGGAGGGTGATTTACACCTACCCGGGTTAATTCAGTAAAACCCTCTCGTGGTGAATCAGACCACTCCAGTAATGCATACGAATCAGTAGTTGGGAAATATTCTCGAGGCAACTCGTTCCAACTGATACCCATTATACGTGGAGAAAACATATGAGCTTCTATTTTTATAGACGTATCTACACGAGTTTCTGCTGTATAAATAGTATTATCCAAGCTCATAGTTATTCATCTCCTGTATTAAGCCACAGCGGTAAACACGGTCCGTCATAGCATCCCAGTGCCATATACGTAGAAGTATAATAGGATTGGATATCTTCTATAGAAGCTTCTGTACCGTTATAACGAGCATTGATTTTATATGTGGCTTTAATATAAGTTGTCTGAAGGCCTGCAATGGGGATATAGGTATCCAAGATCGTCTGCTTATGAATAAATCCTTCCTGGCCATATAACGGTTCACCATAAGGACCATGACCATAAGGTCTACCTGCAGGACTGCCTTCTGGAATAGGATCTCCTGGATATTTTAAAACTGGAGGACTCGGAACATATGTAGAAGGAGTTCCCTCACGGTCAGCTCCTGGTAATGTATAGTACTCTATTGAAAAGTTTATTAACCCGGACATCGCAGATGTCTTTCGAGGTATTAAACTATGGAAAGTAATCAAAACAACTTCATCAGGCGCAATATCCCCAATTTTAGCAGAAGTTTCTGCATAGACTGCAAGTGGAGTAGATACCTTAAAATAGTTGTTCAAGTCACTAGTTTCTCTAATAAGTGTACCCTGAGCAAGTTCATCACCAACGTTCTTTAAATAAACATCCTGATTCATTACTTCCCCAGTATCACCATTTAGGCCAGTCCGTAACCCTAAAGACATTGAATATGAAATCGTTTCAAAAAACAATTCCTCAGTACACTCGGGATCCCAGTAGCATTTGATATTTGCACTCATTCTGCCACCTCCCGAGTATCAGTATACGGATTATAGAATACAGTATCTATATCTGGCAATGTATAATAATCAACAATAATCGTTAAACTATAATTAATATTAGACGTCCACCGAGGTACTGAAACCTTAAATGTTACTGGAATAATTTCCTGTTCCTTTAAGTCCCCCAATTTTAAACCATTAGATACTTCTTCTGAACCTTCTATACTAAATGATACATAATCTCGTATATCAGATTCCTTATAGATATAAGTGTTCAGGGATGCACGGGTACCTGTGTTCTTCAGGTATAACACTGTAGACCAGTCTGCACCTGTATTCCCGTTTATACCCTCAAAAGGAGCTAATCGTAGCAAATATGTACCTACAGATGCAAACGATAATTCTTTTGTACATTCTGGATCAGTAAAACATTGAATATTTGCCGTCATAGGTAACTCCTTTCTATCGCTTTGATGCTCCCTGAGTTAATATAGATCTATCTTTTGCATTATACTCTTTTGTTTTTGATGCAATATCTGAACCTATAAAAGCAGTAGTAGCAGTAGGACCTATGGCTTTCTTTGCTGCCGACATAGCTAAAGAACCAATAGATGCACGTTTTTCAGCGTACACATTTGCTGCTACTAATTTCATAGCAACTTTCTGCATACCAGGTTCTACTGCGTCATACATTGCTAAAACAGTTGATACTCTATTATCTGCAGGCAAGCTATTGTAAAGATCATATGCTTCATGTGCTAATTTTTTAGGAACGAGATACGCCTCATTACCCATTGTTTCTGATGCAGTCTTTACAAAATCATTTAAACCTACAGAATCGAAATATGATGACGTTTTTGCCATTATATAGTCCTCTTTTTGTTTCTGTAATTTTTCATAAGATTCTTTGGAAGCTCTACGTAATCCATATCTAAATCCCTGAAGTGTTCCAATAGTACCTGTAGCAGCTAATCCGGCACGTGCTAAAGATTTAGATACAGTTGTAGGATTTTTAAAATAACGGTGCCCAATGCCTTCAAGTGCAAGAGTGCCAAACCCCGCAGCAGCACCGCTAGTAAACATAACTTTTTTGTTTTTTTCGTCTAAAGTTTGTAATGACATTTTAGCACAATGCTCCATAACAATTATTAATGTTTAACGCACGTTTAGATGATTGGACTGCTGCTTCAAAACGCTGCTGGGCTTCTTGTCTTAAAGCAATAAACTGAGGGCTTTTATAATAAACAGTGGATTGTACACCACCATCGCTATAACTCATTTCACCCCGTAATTCTACAAGTGCGGTTAACTTTAGAGCTTCTACTACTGCACCGTCAAGCAATAATTTCCGTTTAGGAAAATTAGCCAAAGTATATACCTGACCAACATCTGGAGGTGTTTCGTTAAAATATGCCAGTGCCCAGTCTAAACATTTCCAAAGCATTTCGTCAGTCAGATGCTCCATGTATAACGGAATATTCTTATCTGGATAATCCATCAAAGCTAATCGAACATCCATGGGAGTAACTATTGCTTTGCGTTCTAATGTTTCACTGATCGCAAGTGTTGTACTATCAACATCTTTTTTTTTGATCTTAGTCATAATAGTTCTCCTTATTTACTAACTAAATTAACTGCTGGAAATTCAATAGGTCTAACTGGTGATATTTTATTTGCTACATTGGGTATATACTTTTTAGGTTTTATAGTATTTGCTGCTGTCATCATATCTTTTTTAACTTTAGAGACCGCTGACCCTAATGGCCAACTACGTATTACATTGGTTTGCAGTGCCATATACGAATCTCCTTAATTTATAAATAAGAAAAAGCCGCCGCCGAAAATAGCGACGGCCTTATCTGGCCTAGGAGCAAATGTTACAATAACTCCCTATGTTTTATTGTTAGCGTACGCTAGCAGCGAAATGTTGCAAAGCGGACGGAACAGCGCCACCTACAGCAGCACCCAGAGCAGCACCGCCTACAGCAGCTTTAGCAGCATTACCAGGAGCTAAATACTTACCTGCAGCAAGCAAACCTGCAGTAGCACCCAACGCGCCACCAATAGTGGAACCCGCGATAGGAGCATATTCAGCAGCTTCTTTTTCCAATGCTTCTAAAGTATTAAAGTACGCATCAGATTCATTCCACAGATCTTCAGCAAAAGCAATTTTTTCCATTGCATCATTGTAAACATTTATTGCATATTCAGCAGCAGCATAAGCTTCATCAGGAGTAACTCCAGTCTCTTCAACAGATGCCAGTTTGTTTACATAATCCATGTCAAAACCATGTTCTTCAGCGCTTGCTTCTTTTTTGCGATTATAAGCATATAAAGCAGCACTTGCAGCCGCAGCAGCCCCTGCGCCACCAAGAGATTTTTTATGTTTCTTCAAGAATTCCATAGCAGCTTGGCGACCACCTTTGCTTGCAGGAAGCATTTTGGCTTCTTCAGCAGCAGTTTTAGCCTGTACACACTGAGCTTTCATTTTAGCTTTAGCAAGAGCAGCGGCATCTACAGAACTTCCATAAACCTGCATACCCGGGGAAGCCGGATTAGCAGTTACATTGTTAGTCATACCAGGAACAGGTTCAGACCCTGCTTCAGGAACGGGTTTCTTCTCTAAAGGAATTGTCATGTCTGCCGCTTTCTTTACTAATTGACAAACATCATTTAATTCTTTATTAATCATTGTATGTTCAATCTCCTTATCATGTTCAAGATTCGGGGTAATAGCTGCTTCTTTCTTAGGTATAAAGCTACCAACTAATCCACCAACTAACCCGCCGTAAGTTGCAGATGCAAGAGCTGATACTACACGGTTGTTTTTAGGCAATCTCTTTGTAAGAAGCGGTTGCATAAGATTTGCACCTGTAAAAAGAAGCGCTCCAGCTTTAGCCCCAGTCCCTATATGGGTACTCTTGTTAGCGGGTTCTAGTAGTTGAGGTTGATGTTGTTCCATTTATTATTCCTTAACCGTAGTTTTAGCCTTGGTGTTTTTTTCAACTTTAGTGGAAGCAGCTTTAGGTTCAACTTCTACTTCAGCCGCTTTAGCTTTAGCAGCTTTCTGCGGAGCAGGAGTTTCTACAGGTTTCGCTTCAGCAGCTTTTTCTGTACGAGGACCTGTAGAGAGGGCACCTGTATCTACACCTACAGTCTTAACGATTTTACCCGGGATATCCGTTTTAGTCTTACCATTCTCGCGTACAACCGATACAAGCTGTGCTCGCTCTAAGTTGCCAACACGAGAAATAAGATCAGGAGTATCAGGGATATAACGGTTAACTTCTTCAGGTGCCAAGTTGATAATACCATTAATACCCAACCGGCTTTTTGTTAAATTCGTTACGTACATTGTATTCCCTCACAATCGTGTTTAAATTTAGTAAAAATGCACAAGGCCGCCCCTCTAAACCAGGATCATTTAAGTTAGTCCAGCCGATCTAACACCTGTGCAACATGCGTTAAAATATAAGATTAAGTAGTTAACTCGATCTTAGCAATACCGTTGTCATTGCCGATAGCAATACCGATGGTTTCCCACAGATACATAGAGAATTTATTGCCTTTGGTTTCCATGAATGCTTGAACGTCTCTCAGGATATCGAATACGCCAAGGTATTCCGGAGTGGAGAACAGATAGATATGACCAGGTTTAACAACATCCTGTTTGATAGTACGGATGAAGTTATGACCCATCAGTTTAGTATAGCTGTAACCGTTGTGAATGATATCTTCCATTACAGCAGAACCAGCGGCACCCTGTTGCAATTGCAGGAGGCTCATCCAGTCAACTTCATTGATAAGAATAGTTCCGATCGGCACTTCGCGTTTAGCCAGGATTTTCAGACCTTCTGCCAAGATAGCCGGAGTGAACGGACCAGCAACTTTATACAAGGCACTGCCCTTTGCTTCAGCTTCTTTCTTGGTAACGATATTGTCTGCTGCAGTTACAAACAGACTATCCTCTACACGTTGCAGATCTTTCAGATAGTTCTCTTGAATGATTTGTTTAATAGGAACGCGATAGGTTTGAAGCTCTTCAATAACTTTGGTGAATTCTTCAGACTGAATAGTGGTATAGAATACCTGGAATTTAGAACCAGTATAATATCTCTGTTGGGTCTGTTCACGGAAAGTAACAGGATAAGCTTCAGATACTTTATCTTTGTGGATGATACGCATCGGGGAATCGGAATCAACAGCCTGATCCAGATCTGCAGAGGTAATCATCTTAGGCGGTAAAATTTTGCGGGCAAAAGAACCCTCACGGATTTTAACACGACAGAAGTCGGTTGCGATGCCTGCCATTTTTTCAAGGCCTTCATTGGTAACAACTTTTTGTACAAAAGCGGTATTGTCTAATACAGCTTGATCAGCATTTTGAACGATCATGTAAATTTACACCTTCCTTGTTATACTGTGTGTAACAATTAGTTTAAAACGAATTGCACAAGTTTCTTGGCAGCATCATATTTAACAACAAAGCCAATAACCGGACTAGCAGCAGCGCTTTCAGTTGCAGCGGTAGCCAGAGCAAGAACGCCGTCTTTAATAGTAAGTGCTTTACCCGGGGTAAAAGATACTGCAGCAAATTTATTAGTTTCCAATACACCGCTATTAGCAGTTACAACGTCTACTCGACCCAGAACACGGTTATCATATGCAGTTACATTGTTTTGGTATACCGGGAAAGTAACACCCTGAGTTACCATATCATATGCACCAGTTTGTTTAATCAAGGTACCATCAGTATCGAATACTACCCAATCACCAGGCTCCAGTTGAACACCTGCTTTAAATTCATAGGATTTGATATTAGCGGTTGTATATCCGCTCAAAACGTTAAGCATTAGGAATTCTCCTCCTTAGTTTCTTATGTGTTTTTTACTCGTAGAGTGCTCTATCGAATGCGTCACCAGCAATATTACTGTTAAACATTTCGCTAGAAACCTCACCCAGTTCACCAGAAGAGTGACGGGCAGGGAGTTCAAGTGCGGCAGTTTTTAACGTCGCAATCTTGTGAGGATTTTCCATTAAAGATTCTGTAAATGTTTCACGTTGATCTTCTGCAAGTAACCCTCTATCAATTAGTTCATCTGCAGTTGCTGCAGCTTCTTTTTTTAAATTAACATTATATTCAAGCATACTAGCTGCTTTTGTTAATAAGGAGGCTGCATGCAGAAGTTGATCTCTTACTTCAGGATTCATTATGCGTTTGTACCTCCTTGAGATTTGTTTGAACGATTTCTCTGTAGGATCTCGTCTGCTTTTGTGAAAGCTAAGCCTGTTACCAGGGGAGCCGACACAGCTTTTACTGGAGCACTTACGCTTGCACGATCCAATTGCTGGGTAAGACCCTGACCAGATTTATTATGTAAATCATGCATTATCTTACCACTAGAAGTCTGTTTGACCGGGATCGTACTTCCTCTGATATCTGTAAATATTTTATATCGTAATGAGTTTTTATCAGCATTGCCTCTAAGCACCGCGCCTAGACCTGTGTCTACCTGACTCATTCGATATTTTAATTTTTGCAGACCTTTTTGAGTAGCACGTGCACCAAAAGCACCTTTATCTGCTAATGCACCTATAACCCAATTATGCATTGTAAACCCAGGATCTTTCGCTGCCAATACATGATGGGGACGTGTGCGTTTTATTTCATCTACCACAAGGTTCTTTTGCGATTTAGCAAAATTAGCAAGGGTATTTAGAAATGCGGCAGATTTTTCTTTACTCATTTTAGCCTTCTAAACCCAGGCCTGCAATCACGCCGTCCATATATTCAGAGCGAGAGCTGGAAGCCGGAGCAGAAATGCTAGCAGTCTTATCCAGTAACAGAGATTCATCATTTGCACACTTCTCAAGGATTTCAGCAGTTTCACGCATTTCTTGGATCAATTGCTCATCCATTGTGCAGTTGTTAGGCATATGACGTTATCTCCTTTCTTATGTTAGCCCTGGGCTTGAATAGCAGATGCAGCTTGGCTTACGATAGCAGCAGCTTCAGCGACCTGAGCATGCAATTCTGGGTCTTCGATGTGTTCTGCAGCTTGGCGTGCAAGCTCGATGTTTTCACCTGCAGTACGCAGAGATTGGATACCAGTGTTAGCATCACCCATGTCAATGGAAGCCAAAGCATCGTTAGCAGACTGTACAGCCAGTACTGCATGAGATTTACCAGCTTCACGTACTTGGTCAGCACCAGCATCTACAGTAGATTGCAAGTTGGCACCACCGGTTTGCGGGGAATACTCTTCAGCAACTTTAACAAAAGCATCAGTAACAGCAGCATCGATCAAGTCTTTCAAAGATGCTTCTTTTACTACTTCGTCCTCCGGGTTAAAACCAAGGGATTGAGCCATGCGGCTAGCGAACGTATCGAACATTTGGTTACCAGCAATATCACCAGTATAGCCAGCTACTTTCACCAAACGTTCAGCATCTTGAATGCCTTGCTCGTGAGCGGTTTTCATTAAAGCCTCATTTCCAGAGTCTACACCAGCGCGTGCGGATTTAACCAACTCATTAAGTGTTAATTTCTTAGACATACTTATGTGCACCATCCTTACAAAAATTTAACTTATCAATAATTTGAATCTTTTCTTTAGTTCTGTAACATATTATACCTGGACTGTCTATTTCAGGAAGACGTAAATTGATTTATTATTTTTTGATCAATTACCTGGTCTACTATGCTACTCAGGATCGAATGTCTCCTTCCACGCAATATTATACCTGGAACGGCGGCATTTGCGAAATCAGAAACTTTATCCGAAAATTCCGCTATTTTTTCAACGTCTTCCTCTGGGATATCATAATCTATATCATCAGGCAACTCAATAGCCGCATGTTTCTTTAACGCATAGTTTATAGCTACCGGAGCTATCAGTGATAACATATCGGGATTCTCTGCCACATACTGCTCTGCAAAGTTTAGATCTTTACCATGATTGTATTGATTACGATAGTGCCCGGCAAGTAAATGTACCCCAACGAAAGGCAGTGCAATCTTGCCACCAAAACTTTTTACGAAACCTGCAGTCTTTACTCTGCCATTTTCTTTCCCGCCAGGTTTTCTGGAATCAAATTTTTGAGCGACAAGACCTGCAAGCAATGCTACCAGTGCCATATTCTTAGGATCTTTTAAAATAGTATCCAATGCACCATGAGTTTTATATGCAGCATATAAGGCACCTAAAGTTAATCCAGTTTTAACGGGTCCCATATGAGGTTCTTTGAGCTTAGGTCTTAATTTCTGCTCTTCAACCTGAGCAGGACTCATCATAACTGGCGTTTGAGCATATGAATTTCGATATACTGGAATAGCATCAATAGATTGATTGATCTCTGTATAAGGCGCCGGACGACGTACATGACCGAAATTCAAGTTAGGATTTAAGTCATAATATGCCATTGGCACATTCATATTTAATGCTGCAGAAGTTTTTACCTTATCCATACGGTGCATAACTGCAGGTAAAAACGAAGATCGATCCATCAAGAATTTTTCAAGTAAAGAACCAATCTCTTTCTGGTAATGACCATGAGGAATTTGGTTAGCAGGTCTAGCTGCTCTAACCCCTGCAAGTACATCGTCGAACTTCTCAAGCGGGATACCGTTCTGTACTATAATAATACGGGTAAATTCTCTTGGCTTCATTGGAATCGCGTTTAAAAAGAAACTATGCAATATATCTTCAATAGAATGACGGCGTGCCATTCTATCTAATAATGCTGCTGGAAGATCAGGTTCTACCTTTTCTAAAGCAGGTAGAGCTTCCTCTATACCTTTCTGCAGTACACGTACAGCCTGCGCCCGGATCCGCTTTACCATTGCAAGCTTTTCCTGTTCTTCCCGATCATTTAATGTTGCAGCTATCTTTTGCATGTCATCGTTATCCGGGATAGCAAAGATTGCTTCGTCAGGAGTAGGAGCTAATGGTATCAGACTTGTTTCAAGCTCACTGCCTAAGTGCTCAAACAGTTCTGCATTTTTCTCCATGAGAGACACTGCGGAATCAGTACTTGCAACTTTATTCAGTACATAAGCAATTTTATCTGCCCGTCTGCGTACAATACTAATATCAAAGAACGTTGGATTTACATTTATCATGTATGCTTGTTTACCATCAGGGTACACTTCACGTTTATGATACTTGATATGTTCACAATAGGGGTTCTTGGCAGTTGCTTTATTCCCACAGATACTGCATACATCAAAGCGAACCCTACAATTATGCACTGCTACGTTTTCCGCAACAAAGGATTCGTCTTCCTCGACAGACAGATTATATACTGGGGTATCTGCGATATCTTCTACTGCAATGTTAGTAACTTCGCCGCACTCAAACACCGTATATGAAGATTCTTCGTAAGGATTTTGAATAACACGGTCTCCCAGTTTAATATTTTGAGCATCTACCCAATCAAGGCTAGCCTCAGCCTGATCTATGGCGGTATTTAAATCCAAATACACTAGAATAGGGTGTTCCTGAGTTGCAGTAATAGTATGTTCTGGAATATTTGGTGTAGCAGCTATTGTAAAAGTATACATTTTACCTGTATACCGATGAGTCATAGCCGTTACAACTTTACGGGGTCTACCCATATGTGTTCTAACACTCTCGCCGGGTGCAACAGTTTCAATTGGCTTCTGGCTTCCATCTGCCATGGTAATCAGTGTACCTGCAGGGAAACACCCCATCGACACTTCTAGTTGTTCACCTGCATCTTGACGGCGAATAAATTCCTCACCTTTGATTTTATCTAAAGCCAGGATCAGCTCTACCCGATGCATTTTAGGATTATACCAGGAGAACACTACATTACCAAAGCTAGGACTGGTAGGCTTATTATCATGCTCTTTAAATACTTTCGCCTGTTCTACAAAGGTATGATGCCTGGCGATCAAATCTTTTTCAGGAAAATAATCACCATTAACATTACAACCATAGTATTCGCCAGCACCCATTGCAATTACATGTAAATAAGTGAAACCTGGATTCGGCTTGAAAGACTCTAAGAAGGAGGCTATGTCTGCACCTTGGCTTTTAAGTTCGTCAAAGTTGGCTAACTTAATACGTTGTTCGCCTGTAGATTCAAACGTACTGCCAAGTGAATATTTTTTACCTAACATAGGTCGTGCCTCCTTGATATTATTTGTTTAACAATGCTTTTGCTACAAACTCACCCATAAGTTCTCGACCTAAGAACTGAGATGCGACTTTGGTATGATTTGCTAATCCGTCCGGAACACCAAGTCCAGACTCAAAGCCTGCAAGATAAGCATCTAAATATAATTCTTCACCAGCTTTTTCAGCGGCTGTCTTTTCATAAGTGCCAGCAATCATCATGCCAAGACCCTGATATACATTAACATCTTCCATTACACTTGGCCTCCTTGCATTTTTTGCCGTTTAGCTTCTCTGGCGTATATATCTGCCATAACTTTACCGAAGCTTTTACCCGTGCTCTCAGCTACACCTTTTACAGCAGTGTTAACCAGTGAATCCGAGAATACACGTTTAGCCTGGTTATTACGCAACATCGAGCCTTCAAGGTCAGTCAAGCTTGAGAAAATGCTTGCGTTCATATGACCCTGTGCATCAATCATAGTTTCCAGATAGTTAGCTAAAAGCAATGGTTCACCTGCAACAGTAGGAGAAGATTTAATAACTAGGGGCATATATTTTTTTAGTGTTTCATAGCCGTGCATCTGCAGTGATGGTGACATTGCAATTGCGTCTTTCAACGCTTTATCATATTTAGTCTGTGCAAGTAAGCCTTTAGCGGCATCAATACCTGCACCTACACCATACGCAACTGCACCTACTGCGGAGGCACCTACACCACTCCAGAATGCTTGACGTGCGGGTTCAGGAACTTTAGATAAGAAATTAAATGCTGCTGCTGTCTTTTCTGTTTCCTCATCTGCATGTGCAAACTCTACCGGAGCGGAGGCAATCTTTACAGGTTTTACATTTTTCACAGGTGCTACCCTCCCTAAAATCTTGGTATTCATACCTGGGACATTAGACTTGGGAATTGTAATTTTTGAAATCATAGTCTACTCCTGGATAATATCAAGAATCTTTTGAAATTTATTTGTTAACTGAGACTCATGTGCAAACTTGGTTTTAATAACATCCTTTGCACGTTCAAGGATTCGAGCATCTTCTACTTCATGAGCCATTTTGATCGTAACTTCATCGTAGATATTACGAATCAGGTTCGATTCCTCTGGATACATATTAAGCAGTTCAGCTTCGGAGCTTGCAATAGATTGAGTCCCTGCAAGCGATGCTTGTTTGATATGATCCATAAAGCCTGTGATAGCCTCAGAGAACCGCATCTCTCTATCCAGGTTTTCACGTGCAAGTTCAGATGCAGTCTTTGTAACAGTCTCAAATGCCCGATGCATCATACGTACATCTTTGTCAATTGCACTGTCATACGCTGTTTCAGCAGCGACTTTCAAGAACTCTTCATCCATACCAAAGATATCTTCAGCAGAAATGTTATCTACGCGACTTCTATGCTTGCGTGGTGCACTAGCTTCCTTTTGAACACTGGCTGCTTTGAATAAACCTTCGTCAGCACCGCAATCATCTGCATGCTTTGCTACCCTTGCTGTTTTTACAGAAGCAGTTTTAATACCAAGTACGACCTCAGGGCTTGCTACCTCGAACTCTGTCGATTCCGGGAATACCCTGAGAAAAGCTTCGGTATTTGTACGTTCTATTAAACGTGCTGTTTGATCTTGGTTCAACCCTATCTCACTTGCTTTCTTTGTAACACCTTCGTTCAAGGATACCCCGTTCTCAAGATATTCTGAAACGATATCCTGTGCTGCAGCACGCAAGGAGCTATCAGTTACACTTGCCAAATCAATTCAACTCCTCTCTTTTCTATTCTAAGTCATCAATGGATCTCTGCGGAGCTTTAGAAGTTTGAAGAGCAATCGTAAGCTCTCTAATACCACCTGTACCTTTTGCAGAACTTTTAAGCTCTCTGTAAATATCCAATGTATATTTTGCCCAACCCTGTGCGATCTTGTGATCTTCGTTATCTCCGGATTTTATTTTCTCCAGGATAACCTGATATGCGTCACCAAATATTGTTTGAAGCGCAGAATCAAGTCTAATCCGGCTAGGCATATTAAATTCTTTTACACGAACATATTCAAAGCCGCGTTCAAAGATCAAACGCTTGATCCTTGCATCGTCACCTGTTGTTCCCCGTGTAATATACGCAAGCCTATCTGCGTCACTTCTCCAGACAGAGATATCAAAGAATACCTGTGCATAAGTTTGAACAATCGACAGGTCATATTTGAGTTCCTGGGCAATGTCTTGGGGAATATCCCCGCACATCAACATACCTTCAATAAGCTGTCGGGCCTTTACATCACAAAATATACTTAAACATGACGCTATTTTAAACTCATTATCTTTGTAGTTCTCATGAGTCAATGCTATAATAATCTCGTCAGTAAGTTCATCGTTGACAGGATAGGGGATATAAACGTCTATTTTCTCAGATAGCCCAAACGCTGGTAACGTAATCTCACTAACTGTATCAAGAGAGGCCGTCTTAGACTCTCGGATATCTGCTATAGCTTTATACATACGCCATGATGGATGCCGAATTTTACTAGATTTATACTGATCTAATATTGACATGTACGGACCTCACCTCCTTTGCGGTTAGTGTAGTCTATTTAAGCTACCTGGACATTGTTTATGCCTAACCGATCAGCTACATCTGTCATTTTATTCATTGCGACCTGTAAATCACTTTCGGATAAGTAATCAAGAGAACCTTGACGAACCAGGAACAATAACTGACTTAAATGACTGATCGCATTCAAAATACTATCACTGGCTTTCATTAAAGTTTCCTGACCAGACAAGTTAGACAGTGCTAAGTTACCTGTTAAATACGCATCCATAACCTGTGGGTCATTGACTTGAATGATATTCTCTAAATCCTTAGACGATACAGGATTATTCACTGACGGACCGGGAATAGACATTTGATCTCTTGGATCAAGAAACGGATTCGGAAGCGCCATCTGATCCTCACCATAAGTATCATCTGTACCAGATTTAGTACCTTTGGTATTTGTGGCCTTATCAGTTTTGGTATCCTTAACCTGGCTTTTATCTGGATTATCATTTCTGGCTGCGATTTTCACATCTGTAAATACTGTAGTAAATTCGCATCGACCAGTTTCAAACGCAACTTTACAAACTTCTTTTGCATCTTCATAATTCGATGCATATTTAGTCATAAGGGCATACGGGCAATTTACAATAGTATGAGAAGTGCCATCCACAATCAGGTCACCCATTTCATTTCTGGTAACAACACCGTTTACACCCGTAGTCATAATACTTCGGTCGATCTCTTCCGGATACATAACTCCCAGGATATTATCAGTTACTTCATATAATTGCTCACTGTTATTCAGAGTTATACTTTTGCTGGTATGTGCAACCAGGTCATAAACTGTAAGCGCAATTTTATTACCTAAAGAAAATACTTCCTGGACTTTATAAAAACCATTAACATATCCGTTATCATCGATACACAATGCTACCATATCAATAGCAGGATCAGAGGGTTCAGACGCCATAACTAATGCTTTTCCTGAGATAGGAACACGCACTGTGGTTTTTATCCCTGTTTGGATAGCATAACCCTCAGTCGATACAAAGAGTTCATATTTACCGCGGAACGAATTGGAAGCCAGGTCCGGCTTGTTAAACGAAGATGGGCTAGTATACGGTGGATAAAAAGTACTTGATCCATTATTATCATATGGAGATAAGTTTCTAATAGCATTATTATCAAATAATAAACCATGAACTGTACGGCCATCTTTAAGGATTGCAGAAGTCAAAGATATATCGCGCGGAGCTACTGTAGGTGAAACATTATCTGCATCTTCAGTATCTGCGAAAGGATTACGGTCTACCACTAAATCTTTGGGAGACTTGGGAATAATAAGTGATGCTACTTTCTCCCGAGTATCGCGTACGATTGGAATACCCGCGAATAAATTACTGCGTTCTTCGTCGGTTACATTAGCCAACTTGCAGAACTCACTTACCTGGGCTGCAGTAACTTCATCACCATTAGCATAGAAGCTATCACGATCTTTCCATACAACAGTTAATTCTGGAATCTCTGGAGCAGTCGCAACTTTTTCTACTACTTCATTTGCTTTATCATAGATAGCTGTTAAGCCCTCTGGTAAATTCTCTACCATCCAATTAACTACTGAAGCACTTTTACTAATTTCTTCAAGCAATTCTTTGGCTGCTTCAACACTTGCATACTTAGTAGCATCAACTGTTTTAAAACGTTTTACTTTACGTGACGGACCTTCATAGTCATCTTCAGATTCTGTAGTACGCTGTGCAGGTTCACCGAGAACATTATCAGCATAGATTTTATCTAAAAACAAGGGGGACAATGGATAAAATTTAACAACATTGGTATTGCCTTTAACTGCTACTATATCAACAGGGGCAAGTTTATTACCCTTAACGATAATTGGTGCGGACGCAACTCCGTTGAGTAAATCTATCATACCTTCTGCATCGCCTGTGGCAGGATCAAGCCTTGACCAGGTAATCGAACTAATAAAACTAGGAATATCGGGGATTTTCCTTGCTATATTCTCAAGTACCGCATTATTCCACATGGACATATCAGGAGGTAACTCATACCATAATTCAGAATTCATATTTCAGCCTCCATAAGAGTACAATTTCTTTATGTAGTATATTATACCTGTTAATTAAAACCGCCAGCGCGACGAACACCTTCAATCACACCTGTTAAAAACTGCCCAGAACGATTGGCTGCTACTAGCGCAGTTGCTCCGGATTTACTTTCAGGAGTTAATTCTCGAATATTAAGTGTGGGATATTTATCCTCAATGCGTTTAGCCAGTGCCTTATAGGTAATAAAAAATCCAGGAGTACCCTTGAGGATCTGTGCAAATGCACGAGCTTTAGACTCTACACCCGGTGCAGCTACCAACCTGCCGATGTTAGTAATCTTAGTCGGGGCACCTGCCAAGTTACTAACTATAATAGGAATTGCAGATTTACGGATCATAAGTTCTGATGCAGAAAGTTCCTCACCCTTTTCTACCTCGTCTTTTGTCATTACTGCATGGTCTGGGACCAAATACATAGCAGCAACTGCCTCGGCCAGACTAATGCCAACAGATTTAAGAATAGGTGCAATAGTAGGCCATGCGGCTATCGCTTTTTGCATGAGTTTGTTTAACAGACCACCAGATGCGGCTTGCTCAGCCATCATTGGTGTAAACATTGTGGGATTTGCCATTGTTAATAAGCCTCCTTCCTTTAATATTTACCAGATTCACCCTTACCAAACGTAGCACCTCTTGCATACGCAGGGATCGGATGATAAGAATGAAGCGGGCTACTAGATCGTGTGGCCGCATTTTCAATGAGTTCACCTTTAAGGTATTTGAACCCAAAGTTTGCAAGCCAATCACGTTTATAGGTCGGGGACTTATTAGTGCCCTTCTGGAACGGAACATATTTAGGTGCTTTCTTACGGGGATTCTTACGAATATCTGCTACTAACTGATTATACTCGACTACATCGCCTTCAATGTAGTCATCGAAATCACCTGGGTCTGTGATCTGGACATAGTTTACTAAACCACGGGCAATGACCTCAAAGTTTTTCTTTACAGAATCGATTCCTGCGCGGTCATATAAGTTAGATACATTGTTAATAAATGCGGAACGACCATAGTCAATGCCTTTATAAGGTACGATCTTACCTAAATTCAAGATACCGTCAGTCAATGGGTCACCTGCCGTTATATTATCGCCAAGTTTAACCTTGAGCTGACGCGTTGGAGGAATGTAATACTTCTTCCTGCCAATAAATACGTTCATACCACCGGCGGCTGCATTTTCTATCTTGGTAACTGTACCAGTCACTTCTGAAATAACTGCAGCGCCGCTGAACTTAGTACTCATATTAAAGAACGACTTAACAGTATTCAAACCTACTGCATCGCCTGCTGCAGTACCCGCGGTATGCTTGGCGGACAAACCTAACTGAGTAAATGGTTCGGAAATCGCATGGGCACTAACTACACCTACGTTCTCTCCAATATCGGGGAACTTCAGCTTCTCGTTATACCCATAACACATCTGACAAACACCTTCACGTGCCTCACAGGTAGCCGGGCTGCGTACTGTGATCTCCTTGATACCCCGTTTCTTTAACTGTTCATAATAGTTAGCATCAATAAACTTGTTAGTCCTAGCCTCTACACGGTTAATAACATTTACAGTATCATCTATATTTCGAGTAATACCTCTGCGAGTACCACAATCTCTCTGGGATATTACCACATCAAGCACGTTGCCGATCAATTCTTTCGCCAAAGCACCTGCAGGAGCTACAGATAACTTTGCACCTACTGTGCCTTTACGGGTGCCATAACTGGAGATCCAATAGTCAGAAGGACTCAGACCTTCATTGTAAGACTTGTGGATCAGTGATGGGATAAGTTTATTCTTTGGATCTGCTACTACAGTAGGAGATGCAATGATCTGCAATATCTGACCTTTAGAACCTTTGGAACCCGTATAGGCCCATTGCTGGAATGTATTGTCCTTAGCCTCATCGGTAAGCTTCTGAGTGAAAGCCTGTGCCTTTCTAAGGATCTTAGCTTTCTCTGCTTCTTCTTCCTGTGGACTCAGTTTCTTCTTATCTACCTCAGCCAGTTCCTTGTCTATCTTCTTAAAATACGCATCCCGTTTCTTTTTAAGGTCCTTTAAGTTAAAATCGCTGGCTTTATATGATACACCCATTTTATACGCAAACAAAGCACCTAGCTCTTTCAACCCATCAGCTACATCAGTATAGCGTTTAGGTTCTGAACGTCCAATCTGGCTTAACACTCTGCTCATTACCTGCTTGTTCCATACCTCGTTATACTTACGGAGCTGCATAGGTAATAAATCGTTTATCAGTACCAATCCTGCAGTAGTTTTATTGCCTTTATAAATTACCGGGGTATTAGGCTTTATAACGCTCATTCGGATATCCTGGAATACCTGATCTACATCCATTACAGATTTAAACTTGGTATCCTTAGTAAAGTCCTTGACATTATTGCTGGCAACGAATAACCCGAAAACTGATTCCTGCTGAGGCAGCATGTTTGGACCCATAGTTCTTGCAGAAAACAAGTTCTTACTGGGCAGCATTTTCTCCAGCGCTTCTACACGTGCTTCTTCGGTAGCAGGGACATGCAGTTGCATCGTATCATACACCAGGATCCCATTACCGATAAATAGCGGGAACTTAGGTACTGTAAAGTCATAAGTGATTTCCTCTCTGGGAACCTCGATGACCTCTACAACTTCATCCCAGGCATATGGTAATCTAAGATACGGATTAGCCGGATTGCTTTTCTCTACCTCATCCTCTGGCAAAAGCTTTTCATCTTCAGGCAAAAGTCTCTTAGCATCTAATTGTATAATTATTCTAAATCCTTCTATCTTTATACATACACCTATACGTGCAATGACCAGCTTTGCCAGTTCCAGTTCCTCTGTGTCCTTGCATGAATATACATAGGTATTCGGGTCTTCCTGAATAAACATTGCCCAAACCAAAGGGACTAAATAGGAAACCGGGATCTCCATCATATAATCCTTGAATTTATCACATTTCTGTGATATGATATCTGCAGCAGCATCCTGGATAGCACTCATTTCTACCCCGGTATCTACAGAGTAATTCAATTTAGTCATAATGGGGACAAAGGCTCCCTTTGCTTTCTTAGGCTCCAAAGGACTGAAAAAGGTATCTGTGCCTACCGTGGCTAAGGAATGGTCGTCTGTAACTGTTATATGATACCCGTTTTTCGTTTCTATATAGTACATCTGACCATGCTTTGTATGAACACTGCATTCAGTGTAATCTAAAAAGATATTTGAATTTGATTCGGGGTCATAAGTAAGTACAGATCCTACCACTTCCGTCTTGTTACTTTTGGTAGTCATGTATAAGGGCCTCCTAACTTTCACGTTTTTATATTTTTATGTTTTTTGCTTTTTGCTTGATCTTTATTATACCTAAGAGCATTGCATAAAAATTCAAGAATCTGCGGTATAAGTATATTGTAGAGGAATTTAACGCATTCTTCTACCGTAAAAATCGAATCGATTTTTTACGTACACAGTTTTCAGGAGAAAGGAAGTGGATGATTATAATATCTCAACTTCCACTCAGCCAGTTTCCATTGGGCGAGACCCTGACCAGACTGACAATTAAAAATAGCAAAGGACTGGAAAAACGACTTCGGTTAGGCGCTTCCGAATACGTTGCTCAAAGCTTTGTTATTAAAATGAATCAGTTTGATCCTGGTAATACATTCGTATTACAGCCGGAAACTCCTGGGAAAATCATTTTCTCCCAATCACCTGATGGGAATATTATGTTGGACGTCTCCCGACATATAACAATCCCGTTTGTGACCTCAGAACCTACAGGTGATTATCTATATTTCTCTCGAAGAAAATACATAGGTAAAAAAAGGGTTCTAGAACGAGGTTACATCCCACTACAAATAATAGAAAGAAGGAATTTATAATGAGAAACGAATTAGAACGTAGAGTTTATGTTAGCGGACACGAACATCCGTTTATTTTCCAAGCACAACGTGATGCAAATGGTAACTATGTTCCCATTTCTGACGATGTAATTAAAGCCGCTGTAGCTGCAGTAAATCCGAATATTGATACCAATACTCAGATTGCATGGAATTTGACCCGTGATATTAATGGGGAAGAATATTACAAAGCTCAATTCCTGCCGCGTGCACAAAACAAAGGCTGCTAATACCTTGCTCTCGAGTAATAATATTACTCTCTAATAATACTGTCTAAACTGTTAAAAATTTTTACACTATCAATGAAAATTTTTAATCTTTTTTATTACCCTCTCTATTTGTCCTCCTCGTTTAAAGGACTATAAAAAAAACTTAACATGTTAAGCGCCAAGTTTACCTCCCTCTGATTTGATTATAGGATTAAGTTCCAGTAATTGATGTCAGAGGGAGGTATCTTTTTATTACTTTTTCTTTAATTATAAAATAGGAGGTGAATATTATGAGCACAACTTCATCTGAGGAATTCCCCGTGACTGAGTTATGCAATAGTTTAACTAAGCTATCAGAGGTTTTAAATGATGCGGAAATTCAAGATATTCTAACTAACCTGCTTGCTGATAAAGAGTTAAATGAAGTATTCGCATCGCCATTTCCAATGGATTTACTTACAAGTCTAGTTAACTCCATGCCGGAAACTAATAATAGAGCAATTGCTAGTATAACCGACAAGATAAGAACAGTATTTTCCAATATTCCGGCAAGTAAAAAGAAAGGAGTAATAATAGTATGAGTAAATGTGGACATTCTGTTGCACAAATATTCGGAAACATGCTCTGGAAGAAAATACGTGAAAATAAAAGCAACATTTTACAGTCCAGTGAACTAAAAGACATATCTTTCAGGTGGAACTGTCTTACAGATCTAAAACGTTTTCTCCCGGAATATGATATTAATGAAACTACTGTGAAATTAATAATTACTAATACTGGAAATCCACAAAGCTTTAACAGACAGCTATTACCTATGCTTCTCGCTGCTATTTTCCCTACTGCAGCAGTATCAACATCCTCTGTTAAAGATGGAGATTCAATATCAGAGCTGATTATATTACGGTTGCCATCGTATGTTTATGATATCCTAAGACTTCTGTTATATATCGGATATTCTTATGGACATAAAAATACATTATCAGCTTCCAGTGATCTAAATGCATATAATGAACCAAACGTAAAAGAATTTAGTAAACATACACATAACGTTGTTGCACGAGTATTAAATGCAATAGCTATCTTAAATCCAGACCTCTGGAAAGAATTAAATGAGTTCTATCTCGATATCCGTACTACACCATCCCTTGCACAGTTTTATGAAAAAATCTTTCTGACCGGGAATGATAACATTGCTGAATTTGAAACTATGCAGCCCAATATTTATATAAATGTGAATGGTCTTACTACTCCTGGCCCTGGGATGTATGATTTCCTACCCATTGTTGTAAATAATTTAAATATGGTAAAAGAAATGTCTGCAAAAATCCTGTCAGAACTTAAAGCCCCAGTATGGAGTGTTATTACTGCGAATGTCAAAAATGCAGAAACTATAAGGAGAGAACAATATATGCAACAATCTACTGCAACAATCGCTGCATTGGAATCTATTCTTAGATCCAGTGTCGTTGTAACCGACCAAGGAGAAGTTCTACATATCGACTGCGATAATGAACATAATAATCTCCAAATTACTTCACAGAATCCCAATGAAATACCTCGAAACACTACACGGCCAATCGTTACTAAAATGACGATATTAGATACCCGTGGAGAAAGCAAAGAAATCGTGGTTCTTAATGATGAAGTCGTCCAATCCCTGATTATGGCAATCAGAGATACAAACTTCATTAACTCGGGAATCTATCGCGTACCCAATAATACAGCTATTCCTACACCAGTAAACAATCCTGCAAGTAACCCAGCAGATATGCAGCCTACTCCCGACCGGATTGTTATGGGAAATATTATAGGGACACGTAGTCAACGTGGCAACCAAACGTATATCTGGCAAGAATTGGCACCCGGAATAGCAGCATGGGTCCCTGAAAATACTGGCCAGGAAATTAGGGAAAATACAGATGAAGATACGATAGATATGATACCGCGTGATAGAGTCATGGCGGGCCTGATGCCTGATGACGATGATGATGATGACGATGATTATTATGAAGACGCAGATGATACTCCAGTTCCAGTTCCAGCTCCAGCTCCAGAAAGAGTTATGATGGAGACTGATAGTGGATACTTTACTCAAGATGCCTCGGGTAGAATGGTGTTCCATCCCCGCGTCTGAAATCTAACTGCTGGATAAAGGAGGAAACTTTATGGATAATGAATTTACAATCAAAATTAACGGGGCGTCGTCCG